TCTATTGATGTTTACATCGGCCTCTACAGGCCAAACTATCATTAGATACTTTCCTAATGAAGTCTTAGCGGTAGAGTTTATAAATTACATCATAAACACCGATCCAACTGCCGATTTCTTCCAAGAAGAATTGCCTGAATAGTGCTTGACTATTTGACCTGACACCAGTATAATGAGTGCATGGTTATACAAGGCAGACCCTCCAAATCCCAAGTAAAAGCAATAGATTATTTTGCCAGAAAATTATTTTCTCGGCAACTATGCCAGCACATCCATATTCGCCTGTCATTTAAAAAGACCAATGATTATTGGGGTTTGGCTATTGTTGATGATTACAATGCAAAAGGCTTGCCTAGATACTTTACGGTTGAAGTAAAACGTGACCTGAGTGAAAAAGAAAAATTAAGGTCAATTGCCCATGAGTTGGTGCATATACGACAATATGCTACTGGCCAATTGAATGAAGAAATGACATTGTGGGAAGGTCAATCAGTAAATCCTGATGTTATACCTTACCTTGAGCAACCATGGGAAATTGAAGCATATGCTTTAGGTGATAAACTTTATGGAGATTATATAAATGGGAATGTTTGATTATTTTTATTACGAGGGCAAAGAGTATCAAACTAAGGATACACCTGCTCAAGGTATGATAAGATATGAATTGCGTGAAGATAATACCCTTTGGCGTGAAGACTGTGATTCTGATTGGATAGAAGATAAGAACGCCTTTCTAGGCGGTTACATTGTAGATAAAAACCATCGATGGGTTTTCTGTGATACATTTATAGGTGAGATTAGGTTCTATCGTTCACTTGATAGAGAACATAAAGATTGGGAAGAATTCTCAGCATATTTCAAAGATGGCACTTTAAGAGAGATAAACAAAGTATGAGTTTAGAATGGAAAATACAATTAGGCGGTGAAGAAATCTTTTTCGACACCGAGAACGGCAAGATAATTGGTAGAATAACAAAATTGAAAGATTCTTATTATGCCTTTTATAACTCAGCAATTTTAGGTGAATATACAACAATAGAATTTGCTAAATCTGCTATTGAAAGTAGACCCACACCTAAAATGCAAGAACCTCCAAAAAATTATAAGATTTAATCATGCAACAACTTGAAATACAATTTTTTTGGCCTCTGACTGAGCAAATACCTCTAGACTTAGACTATACCAATTGTGAGAAACAAAAAATATGGGGTCCTATAAATTCAACAAGCGCTTTGATGATTGGTAATGGCGGAACTATAACTTCTTCAAACTATGCTTTATCGTCTTCTTTTGAATTAAGAAATAATGCTGATTCAGTTGGTGCTTGGCAACTATATGATGGCTTCAATGTGCATCGTCCTAAAAAGCCTAAGTATTTTGTGAGATTCTTTACTAAACTATTACTTGGCTGGGAATGGAAAGACAAATGATTGAGGTTACAAAGCGTGAGGCATTTGCTCGTGAGTTAACAAAACTGATTAACAGATATTCGTTAGAAGGTGGTTCTGATACACCAGATTTTATACTGGCAGAATACCTAATACGAAGCCTTGAATTATTCCATCAAACTACTAATGTGAGAAAGAGTTGGTATTCTGATGACCGATGAAGAAGCCTTAAAATTCTATGAGGTATTGGTTGAAGAATATGGTGATAGATTGCCCAATTTTGAACATTGCCCACGTGAGTTTGCCTATTATGTGGTGCTTTATAAGTACTCCAGAGGGCTTGACAAACCATCCAATACGTGATAGGATGGACACATTCTTTATAATGGACACATATGAATATCAATTCGTTTTTGAACAGACTTGCCGAAGATGCAGGTCGCAACTATAAAATTGAACTGCTAGAACTGAAGGCTGATGATGTTCTTTTAAAAGAGGTGATTCGTTTAGCTCTCGACCCGTTTACACAATTCTATCAACGTAAGATTCCCGCCTATACAACAGGCAAGGTTGGAATGACCCTTGAACAAGGATTAAAGCGATTATTCCCCCTTGCAAGCCGAATGGTTACAGGCAATTTAGCAATTGCTCACCTGACTGAAACCTTATCATCACTATCTGCTGATGATGCAAAGGTTATTGAACGTATCATTGAAAAAGACCTGCGGTGCGGTGTCTCTATATCTACAGCAAACAAAATCTGGCCTGATTTGGTCATGGATTATCCTTGTATGCTTTGTTCTCAGTATGATGAAAAACTAATTAACAAAATTGAATTCCCTGCCTACGTACAACTAAAAATGGATGGTATGCGTTTTAATGCTATCGTTTGTAATGATGTTGTTGAATTCCGTTCACGCAATGGCAAAGAGATACAATTACTTGGAAACCTACAAGAAGAATTTATTGCTCTTGCAGGTGGTGTTAATTGTGTATTTGATGGTGAATTGCTTGTCAAGGACAAAGGTATTATTCTTGACCGCCAGACAGGCAATGGTATTCTGAATAAGGCCAACAAAGGCACAATCAAAACTGATGAAGCAAGAAAAGTCCATGCAACAATTTGGGATGTAATTCCTTACGTTGGTTTTATCGAAGGTAAATGTGATGTGCCATATTCTTTGAGATATGAAACTCTCCAGTCCTTTACGTTGCCTGAAAAAATACACCTTGTTGAAACTACTGAGGTTTATTCACTTGACGCTGCTCAAAAGATATTCGAAGAATACTTGAACGAAGGTCAAGAAGGTATAATTCTAAAATCACAAACTGGTATATGGGAGAATAAACGTGCCAAGCATCAAATCAAATTCAAAGGCGAGTTGGAATGTGACCTTGAAATTGTCGCAGTTGAAGAAGGCACTGGTAAATATGCTGGAAAACTCGGAGCTTTGGTTTGCGCTTCAAGACACGAAAACGGGCAACGTGTGGCCGTCAGCGTTGGTTCTGGTTTTAATGATGCTCATAGAGATGAGTTTTGGAATATTCGTGATAGTCTCATTGGTAAAATTGTGGCCGTAAAATACAATGCAAAAATCGTAAACAAACAAGGTGAAATATCTCTGTTCTTGCCTATCTTTATTGAGATGCGGAATGACAAAGACGTAGCCGACTTAAATAAGGACATTAAATGAACGAAGATAAACTAAACGCCTTGGTTGAAGATATAGATGCCAACATTGCTGAGTTGATGGCCAAACACCAACTTGGCCCACTATTGGTTGGCTCAGTAACACTTGCTAGACTAATGTTATCAAATGATTACATGGGTTCAGGTGATGAATTTAGAAAACTACTAATCGAGGCTGCTGACAAGAAACCAAACAATCCTGAATTGGCGGTACACTAATGTTTATATTTGATGTTGAAACGTTGGGTAAAGAATCCAACTCGGTGATATTGTCAATGGCTGCAATCTATTTTGATCCCGAAACCAAACCATCATACGAGGAATTATATAACTCAGCGTTTTTCGTTAAGTTTGATGTTGAAGACCAAGTAAAGCGACTGGACCGCAAGATTGGCAAAACTACCATGCAATGGTGGGCCAAGCAATGCGATATAGTGAAGGCCAAGTCCTTGAAACCAAATAAGGCGCTTGATGTTAAGTTTGAAGATGGTTATGAGGCCATGCGAACTTGGGCCGATTCTAAGAAGGATGACCAGTGCTACGTATGGGCACGTGGCAACCTTGACCAATTGGTGCTTGATTCGTTTGAAGAACAATTAGAAATTAAACCAATCTGGCCATTTGGTCGGTGGCGTGATGTAAGAACTGCCATAGATATACTATACAATGCAACCAATGGTTATTGTCCAGTAAACTATAAAGGGTTTAGTGCTGATGCAAAAGTGATTAAGCATAACCCTGTTGATGACTGTGCCTACGATGCAATGATGCTGATGTATGGTGCTGATCCTAAAGACCCACCCTTCTAATAAGGAAATGATATGAGCCACGAAGATGATAAATTTAAGCATTCGAAACGTCTCCATGATGATGAGACAAAGGTTCAGAAACAAGTCAAGATAGCAAAGGCATATGGTGTGCCTGTAAAAGAACCGCATAAATTAGAGAAGAAACATGTTATGAACTGTGGCAATCCAAATTGTGTGATGTGTATGAATCCTCGCAAGGCATACAAAGAACCAACCATCCAAGAGAAGCGATTCGACCAACCAAAGATTAATGTGTTAGATGAAGGCAAAGATTAATAATGCTAGAAACAATTTGTGAAACCTTAGTAGAGGCCTATAAACGTAACTGGATTACCAGCCGTGATGGCAACGTGAGTATACGACACCACGACCGTGACCATTTCTATATCACGCCAAGTGGTGTGAGAAAGCAAACTCTACAACCTGACCAGTTTAAAAAGATTGGTATTGAGAAAGGCTATTATGGCCAACCTCCTCGGCCATATCATTCTGCTATAGAATTGCCATATACTGATATTAGCGAGAAACTAAAACCTAGTGGTGAACTGCCTCTCCACTTTGGTTTGCAAAAGATGATGGGCCAACATTCGCAAGATGTTAGAGTTGTGGTTCACTTACATCCAACTTACTGTGTTGCAGCCATGCACACCGGTATTAATTTGAGTAAAATTAGCTCTGCATTTCCTGAATTGAACCGATACACTAAGGTTGCACCTAATGTTGGTGATGTACCACCCATCAGCGAAGAACTTGGTGATGAATGTCATAAGAACCTTGGTTTAGACAAAGAAGGTAATATTGCGTATGACATAGTTGGCATCAAAGGCCACGGTGTCGTTGCCATTGATACAAGTCCATGGCGTGCATTTGAGCATATTGAACGCCTAGAACATATTTGCCAAATTGTACTAGCATCAGGAAAATATTAATGAGTTTTTTAGTCGCAAATTTACCACCAGTAAAATGTTTTGTTCGTAGAGAGTTTTTGTATGACTTTGAAAAAGGTTATGGAGAATTAGAACCCTGTTGGTGGATTTCAATCAAGTCCCAGCGTAGCCAAGCATTTAGAATCGAAGCATACTTGAACCAATACGGTGCGTTATATGATAAACTTCCGCTTCATGCGTTTTGTTGGAAACCTATAGAAGGCACACCATACCCCTTAGATTTCTTGCAATTATGGAACAGCATGTCGTATGACATTACTGTAATTAAAAAGGCTATGATAGCCAATATGAGGTGTAAGATTAAGATGAAAGATGGCTCTTGGCTAGAAGGTGAATATCTTTTTACTGTTGATTCTTCTCATCCAGATTTTAATGTCCTTGATTGTGGCCATAGTGAGGACGTAGAAGACCACAAATCTTTTAACTTTATTAAATGTGACAATGGTCAATTTGCCGCACAACCAAATAATCGTGTCGTTATTTTTGAACCAGCAAGTAATCCTAAAGAGATGAAGATACCTGATTTTAATGTTGCCACCACTAGATGGAACGTTGAGATGGATCCAAAGTGGGACTATGGTCTGCCAGAAAACAAATGGCGAATGAACGAATAAAACGAGAATGGAGGATTTACATGAATAACAACTATTGGGGTCCGCCCGATGATGATAATGAATTGCCTGAGTGGATGCGACCCGAGACCTATCGTGATGGTAACAAGCCAAAGGTCAGGTCGGCCAAGTCGCTGAATGAATCTATATTAGATGCCCTTGCCAAACCGCCTGTCCCTATTGTGCCGGACAAGATGCCAGATGCGTAAGGCCAAAAATCCATTCGAAAAGTTGCTGTCTAACTGTAAGATGAATGGAATTTACCAAAAAGAAGACGGCACATGGGCTATCAATTCTTCTACAAATAAACGTAGAATGAATGGTCTTGGCTCGGCAGTAGGCTCTTCTATGGGTAAGAAATGGGTGCCATCAAAGATACTGATTACAATTGAAGACCTTGAGAATCAATGGAAGAAACAAGGTGAAAGATGTTATTGGTTTAATATACCTCTTGACCTGATGTTACTGTACAATAACCATCCCGATTGGTATCCGAAGCATCCGATGGCGCCTTCTGTTGACCGTATAGATGATTTAAAAGACTATACACCCGACAATATCGTTATATCATGTAGGTTTGCCAATCTTGGTCGAAACATATATCCGCACGATAAGATGCAAGAAGCCGTAAAGTTTATAATTGAAAGTAACCAAAGATGCGAGATAGTGACGTAAAAAGAACCATTGAAACCTTGACCGAAAGTCTGGTAAAAGGTGCCGACCATATGTCCGATAAGGGATATAGTCTGAGTACAATAGAGAAACAAGAAGCATTTGCCAGACAACGTGCTGACCAATTCACCATTAATCGCTATTTGTTTGCTATGTTAGGTGATACCTCTTTAGTAGAAAAATGGTGGACTGGACCAAATAAACATTGGAATGATGAAACACCTTTGTCCGTATATGACCGTGGTATAGAAGGCCAACGAGAGGTTATGGAATACGTGCTACAATGCTCTTATGGTGGTTGGTGATGAAAGAGTCGGTAGAAGATTTTTTGAAACGTGGCGGAAAGGTACAGACTGAAAGAACCGAAACGACCTTGCCTATCAGGGTAAAGAATAATTATTCCGATAAAAAGTTTGAGAGTACCCTCCATAATTTTTATAATTCCCGAGAGTGGAAAGACCTTAGAATCAGCGTCAAAAAAGAATTAACACCTATGTGTCCTGTATGTGGTTCCGAAGATAACCTTCATGTAGACCATATTAGACCAATACGCCACTTTTTTGAAGAAAGACTAGACCCAAATAACCTACAAATATTATGTGGTGATTGTAATATAGAAAAAGGCTCTATGCTAAACTGGACTCTCGAATGGCATATAAGAAACAAAAATAAGCTAATGAGTGAGAGAATCCATATATCTTTAGAAATTCATAGAAAACAACAAAGGAAAGATAACCTACATGCCAATACAGGCCTAGAAGGATGGGAACAAACCGAACTCACCTCATGTTATGCCAGTTATCTCTCCCGTTGTAAGGGTAAGAAAATACAACCTGTATCTAAGTATGATTTAAGACGGTATATAGAAGAAAACATGAAAGGTACTGGTGAGAGTCCTTGGAAATATGGTAATGCCATTAAGAAACATATAAAAGAAAAATATCTAGAAATCTCTGTGGATAACCCTGTATATCCTGTGAATAAGTAGGTAGTAAATCAACGGGAGTGCCAGCATGCCAGGCGTATATAAAGAGAAACAATGTCCAACCTGTAAAAAGAGTCACCGAAAACGTGGTGAATACTGCTGTGCGAGATGTGCCCAACTATTCACGGTTAAACCTAGTAGAGTAAAAGAGAAAATTTCTGAGGGCCTACGAGAGTTTTATACTACACCTGAAGGCATTGCCAGTGCCTCTGTGAATAACCGTAGAGTAAATGCCTTGAGAGTAAACGAGGCACCACCTGTAACTATAGAAGAATTTACTGTGGATATTCCTACGATATACGATATGCCCGATGGTTATACGCCAGACTTCTAACACATAATCGCCGAAAAGTCAAGAGCTATTTGGCCTGGTCGTTCGCCACGTCCACCCCGCTCCGCTTCGAATCATGGAGCCATTATATTCGAAGCTCCGCCAATTGTCAAGAGCCCGCTGGCCGCTGTTGTTTCCACGCAACACAATACTTGACCAAAAAAACTGAGAACCATAGTATTACCTTGACAATTCGGCATTTCCTGTTATAATGGATCCATAGATTGAGAAAGCAAGAAATGAAAATCAAGTGCGTATCCTGTAATAAGAAATTCCTTAGTAATGTTGTTTTTGAGCAACATTCCTGTGTGAAAGCTTATGATGAAAAGTCACTGGAAGAATTGATGCAAGAGTACCTGAAAGCAAGAAAATGAAAAGTTACGGAATGTTCACCCCTATTGGCGACCAAAAAGTGGACGAAATTGTCCAGTTTGCGCTGAAGTATAATCTTGGTTGGCAAGAGGTAATGCCGATGCTGCGTAACCTTGCCAGCTCTGAGATAAGATATGGTGAGGCCATGGATACTGTGGTACGAGAGGCTGTTTACGAGGCCCTCATGTTGACCTCCGACTTTTACGTGTAGGCAGTCTTGGGCTCGAAAGCTCTTGACAAAGTGTCGGCAATAGTATAGGATGGTTGGTGTCCGGTTTGATGAATAGTTATAGGAGCTCCTAATGGGTTGGAATAAAGATGGTTCTACAGTTAAGGCTGTATATTGTGATACCCGCTTTGAGGGTGTGGTACTTGAAAGCCGTGTGAAGTACGGTGGTAAAGTGCAGTATAAAGTGGCCGCTGAGCCATTCTATGTTGCAAGTTTGAAGACCGTTCGTAGCGTTGTGCTAGTGGACGAGGATGATATTATTGCAGATTTTGGAGTAATTAATGATGCTGACTGATAATGAAGTGAATTTTTTATGTGCAGAAATTGCTCAAGAAACCTTAGAGGCTGAGCATGATGTAGTCTGGAACTCTATAGTGGCCAGTATCTTGGCCGCTGGAGAAATGTATACTAAAGAATACGATTCCGAGTGGGATTGAGGGCTCTTGACAATTCGCCAGAAAGCCTGTATAATCCAACCATGATGAGAAAAAAACGCAATGACAGAAATTATATCCTCTACCGAATTGAAAGTCCTGAAACTGGTGATGCTTATGTCGGCCTTACTGTTGCTAACGGACGTGCTTTTCTTCGTTCTGTAAAGGTACGGGTTCAGAAGCACCTAAGCCGTGCCAAGACCGAAAACAAGGACTGGACCTTCTGTAATTTTCTGCGGGACAATCCAGAGTTACCATTACGGTATGAGGTAATCGAGGTAGTGCGTGGTAGAAAGCCGGCATACCAAAGGGAACGTGAGTTAATCGCAGCCCTGGTGCCAAGTTTGAATACGTTTTAAGGATATGGTATGAATTATGGTAATTTGATGAATGAAGTGGCAGCTCTTCGTGAGGCTCGAGGTTATGGCATCCTAGAAGCTGTACAATTTATTATGGTGTACGAGGAAGAATATCCCTCGGAGATTCGCCGTGAGTTGAAGGATTTTAAACGGGAATGTTCCCGCATGTTCGCACCTGTAGAGGAAACTGTATGAGCAAGATGAGCAATTTAATGGTCGAAATTCAAGACCTGTACGTTAATGGATATGACCCTGAGGTAATCGCCCTTATGTGTGAAGTACCAATCAGCTGGGTATACGAGGCCATTGGTGATGAACCATCCGAGGCGGACTGTATGGCCTTCGATGACGGAAAAGAAATGGCCAAGTGTTGCTGAAATACAACAGCACGCTTGACAATTCAGCATCCTTGCCATATAATGGTACCAAGATGATTAAAAAGGAGTTAGGAATGAAAGGTTCGATTCGCATTGTAGTAGGCCTGCTTATTACCATGGGTGCAGTTGGTACGCTAGAAATTGATCCTAATGCTTCCGTATTACTCCAAGTGGCCATTGCTGTAGTAGGTCTGGCCATCATGTATTCAGGTGTTGCTGCCATACAACGTGACGCTTGACAATTCGGTCGCTTTGACTTATACTCCATCCATAGTTTGAAATTTTAAAGGAAAACAAATGTCTAATTTTACATTCGCCTGCGCTTCAGTTAACGGTCTGACCCTTGCTCAAAAGCGTGAAACAGTCACCGCTCTCCGTGCGTCCATTAAGGCAGAAATTGCTGCTCGCAAAATCGCTAAACGCTCTGAAAAGGATGCCAAGATTGCTGCTCGTGCTGTCCGTGTGGCCGCTCGTGAGTTGAAAATGGCTGACAAAATCGCCAAAGCAGAAGCTCGCTTGATTGCATTGCAGGCTAAAAACGAAGCCCGTCTCCAGAAATTGGCAGACCTGAAGGCAAAACCTGTTGGTATTAAAGCAATTAAGGCTAATCGCAAACCTTCTAAGGTCGTGATTACTGAGATGGCCTAATAAAGGCAAAGCGGGTGTGACAGCCCGCCTGTCTTTGGCCAGGACTCAAAATAGCCCTATTACAGTAAGGGATCCACTTACTACTGAGGACTCCATAGATGGAACGTCTTCGTGTTCGTAAGTTAATCCATGGAAAAATCCGCGGAAAAAAATTCCGTGTGTGGACTGATTTCTTACCAATATAAACGCTGTCGGAAAAATCCGCGGAAATTTTTTTGATTGGAACCCTTTTATGACCAATAGTGAATTAATCGATAATCTACAGAGAGCACAATCCATTCTAAGTGAAGTTTATGATTGGGCTAATAAGCCACATAGCAAGTACACTGGTATGAGAATGAATCCTGAGTTATGCAGTTTAATGAGCGCAGCCGATTCTTGTATTTGGGAAGCGTTAGAAGCACTGGACTACAACGAATGAATACATGGATTTTAATTATTATCCTCTCGAACCCCAACGGGACTTATATCGATAAGGTTCCTGTAGAGGTAGAAGGCCACGAGGCCTGTCTGAAGGTAATGAGAAATTTACCCCACCTTTCAGTTGATACAGCAAAGGTTCGGGTCAATTCTGTGTGTGTACCAAAAGACCAATGGACTGGTCGCAAGCCGCCTGCTAAGGGTGTTTCTTTAGATT